AACTACCTCACACGGTCGATGTATGGAGCTGAAGCCGGTTCGCAGAGACAGGCGGAGGCGTTCAAGAAGCTCGGGATCAACACCAAAGACGCCACGGGCAGTCTCAGAAACGCCACAGAAGTTTTCGACGAGGCTCTGTACCGGCTCGCTTCAATGTCCAACGAGACCGAGAGAAACGGACTCGCGCTCGAGATATTCGGTCGTGGCGCGAACGAACTTACGCCGCTTCTGGCTGCCGGGACTCAGGGAATCGCAGAACTCTCGGCAAAGGCCCGCGAGTTCGGGCTTGTCATGAGCGACGATGCCGTGGCAGCGAATGTGAAGTTCAAAGACACTCTCGACACGCTCAAGAGATCCGTCGGCGCATTGCTGATGAACCTTTCCAACTCCGTGCTGCCATATATCCAGAAGGCCGTGGACTGGACGCTCGAGAACCTCCCGAAGATTGCCGCCGTATTCACGTTCATAGGAGAAGTAGTAGGTCACACGGTTGACTACCTCAAAGACCTGATGGGAATAATGGTCGATTCCTTCAAGGCTGGATTCAACGACACATGGGACAGCATCACGGACATCTGGAAAGATCCCGACCTCGGATTCTTCGAGAAAACGTTCGCCACGATTGGAAAAGTCGCGGGTGATACGGTAGATGGAATTAAAGCCGGATGGGACGATTCATATGAAACGTTCTCGGACGTGTGGGACGATCCGAACCTGAACTTCTGGGAAAAGACGATGGCGACTGTCAGCAAGACCGCGAAAGACACTATTGACGGGCTTGCAGAGGGCTGGAACGACAGCTACTTCTCGTTCAAGGACATCTGGGATAATCCCGATCTCAACTTTGTCGAAAAGGCCGCCGCTACGATCTCGAAGCTCTTCAAAGATAGCATAGACGGTATCAGTGTTGGTTGGAGCGACACCTACGACACGTTCAAGGATGTTTGGGCCTCGCCCGATCTCAACTTCGTGGAGAAAGTCACGGCTTCAATCTCGAAATTCTTCAAGGACTCGTTTGACGGGATCATTGCTGGAGCTGCCGGAAGCTACGACACCTTCAAGGAGATCTGGGACAATCCAGATCTTTCTTTTATAGAAAAAGTCACGGCCACCGTGGGAAAGTCGTTTCACGATCTCTTTCTCTCTCTTGAGAAGGGCTGGAACGATTCTTACGCGACGTTCAAAGCCGTCTGGTCCGATCCCGACTTGAATTTCATCGAGAAGACGGGGATCTCGATCACGAAGTTTTTCAAGGATACCTGGGACGGATTGAAGAAGGGCTGGAATGAAAGCTATCAGGACCTGAAGTCTGTCTGGGATAATCCTGATCTTTCTTTTGTGGAGAAGGCGGCAACTTCATTGTCGGCGGGCGCGAAGATCACTATCGACTGGGCCGGGGATCTTCTTTCAAACATCAAAGATGGTGACTGGAGCGCCGTTTATGACCAGATCAAGGGAGTCGGTCAGAACATAACGAAGTACCTCGGTGAAGGCGTCAAAGGTACTCTCAACATCTTCACGTGGATAAGTGAGGGATTGACCGACACGACGAAGAATCTGAGAGAAGGGGCCGGAGCCGTCAAGGACGTATTAAAAGACGCTCTCAAAGCCCAACTGTCAGGAGAAGACACCGGCGCGGACTTTTGGAAAACTTTCTGGGACGGTCTGGCCGCTACCGGGGGAGAAATCGGAGACTGGTTCAAGGACGTTGATCTCAGAGGAATCATTGAATCGGCTGTCAATCTGGGGAAGTCGATCGGCGAGTTTTTCAAAGAAGCGTTCTTGCTCGTCGTTGACTTTGTTGAAATCATAGGTCTTGCAATTGCCAATGTTGCGGTCGCTACGTGGAACAATCTTCTAGTACCAGCGGCGGGTTGGATCTGGGACGGCATGAAAGGAGCGTTCGACACTCTTCTCGATCTAGGCGGCGTGGTTTGGGATTCCGTAAAAAACGCGGCTCTCAAAATCTATGAGGCAGGGCTTGAAATAGGCAACCAGCTAATCGACGCGATTAAGTATGTTTTCGGCGGCGGTTGGTTGCTAGAAATGCTTGGAATTGACATAGGGCGTACTGTCCCCGCTGATGCCTCTCCTGGTCGAAGTTCTGGTGGGAGAGAAGGAAATATGCCCATAGTTGGCGGTGGTGGAGAGGGCCTGAGGTTCAAGGAAGACCAAACCAAAACACGCGTTGACCTTTCTAAAACATATGCCGCGCTTGTGAGTGATGTGACGGGTTTCCTTCCAACAGGGCCAGAGATAAGCTCGTCTCCATTGTCCCTGGACATCCGCGAACAGATAGACAAGATACTGGAAAAGGCCGACACTTTCGTTGCCCAGCAACAGACACCACCCATTGAAGAGTTGAAAGAACCCCTTTTAGTTATAGACGATTTTCAAAAGGCGTTAGCGGGGATATCGGTTGACCCAACAAATGTTATTGCGCCCCTTATAGAAAAAGTTAGCTTGGATTTAATTAACGGGCTAAACATGGGGATGATAGACCCTCTAGTGATAGCTGCTATCGCATATGCCGAAAACAAAATGGGCATATGGGCGACCGAGGGAGCGGGGAAAGGCCCGTTCCAGTGGGAGCATGCAGCATTTGAAGATATTTCTACTCGCTGGATGCGAGACACCATTCCTTCGACCATGACCCACACAGAAGCCGCTACCGAACCAACATATGCAATCATGGGCAGCGAATATTATCTTGACTGGATCAAGAACTACGGCGAAGGAGCTTTGGGCTCGCTTGTCGGAGCTCTTGTAGGTTGGAATAAAGGAAGAAGTTTCGCACAGGACTGGGTTGCAGAGGGTTCGAATATAGAAGACCTTCAAGATTCGACGAAGATACTTTTGACCAACTTCATGGTAGGCATGGAGATGCTCACCGAGGGCGACTGGACGAGACTTCCTAATGAACTTTTTGATGAAATGTTAGAGGTCGCCGAAGTTGTCAATGCCATCATCGCCGAGTATCCCGATGTGGTCAAAAAGTCATTCCCTGGTGAAGAACCCTATACCTTCAATCTTGATCCCGAAAACACCGAGGCCATCGCGGAAGCTATAACCGAGCAACTGCCAGAAACCCGAATCGAAGAAACTCCAGTGGTTGAATCGCCGTCTCTTCTGGAGATCCTGAAAGAGATCAAGGAAGCCATCGCCTCCAAAGACCTGCTCGCCGTGGCCACAGGGATGGACGCACTCGCCGCTGAACTCGCGACCCTCAACAGCACGACTTCTTCGATCTTTTCAAGGCTCGGTACGATGCGAGACTATCTTTGGGATATAAGAGGCGGGGGCTATTCGGGCAACTCCGGGCAGACTCTATCCGGGGATATTGAGAATCTCGGCCAGATCACGCAAGAACAGTCGAAGGGAATACAGGAAGAGTTCGTGAAAATGGCAAAGGTGATGGTTGCACAGACCGAATGGAGCACGCAGGAAGTACTCCAACTGTTCACGGATCTATACATCGCCATCGTGGGTGCCTCGATAGTCCCCGAAATGGTCCGTGGAATCGGCACATGGATGGGCCCCGGGCTCCAGAAGAACATGGTCAAGCCCACAAAGACCGCGACCGAGGCGACCGAAGAATACTTCAGAAACCTCGAAAAGTCATACGAGAAGCTCGAAGCCGCGTTCAAGACTCCGTGGTGGAAAGGCGCCTCGAAAACCACGAGTGTACCGGCTTTCATTCCTGATCCAGAAGACATTGAGAAAGGCAACGACCAGATAGCCGAAAGCAGCAAAGAAACCGCCGAGGAAGTCGTGAATATCTGGAAGACTGCATTCAGCGATATTTCGAGAATGGTATCGGACTTCTTCGTGAAAGGGCCGCGCAGAATCCTAAAAGGCGAGGTAGGAATATTCGGAGCGATCAAGGAGCTTGTAGGCAACCTGTTTGGAAAGGTAGAGGACCTCTTCTCCGAAGCAATAGCGGAGAAACTCAACAATTGGATGACTAGTAGATTCCCACAGCCTCAATTCGATCTCGGTGTAGTCGGTCAAACAACGAAGGTCCCGATGCTCACACAGCTCGTCGATATGGGGAAGTTGTTGTTCACTCAGGCGGGCGGCGCTCTTGCTTCGGGTATTGAAGCTCTCGTTGCCGCTACCGGACCCGTCGGTCTGGTTATCATAGCGGCCTTCACCAACATGACCCTGAAGCTGTGGGGGGTTGCCGACAAAATCAAGAGAGTGGTCACGAAGATCGACGAGATATTCGGCATATCGCAAAGGATCACAGAAGGATTCGAGAACGAGATCAACTCTGCAATAGAACAGTTGACTCATCCGTTCAAGGAACTTGGAAGGGTGATCGGCAAAGCTCTGCTGCCTGTGGTGAAGGCTCTGGCGCCTGTTTTCGAGTGGCTTGCAAACGGGATTCTGGATATTGTCGAAAAGATATTCGAGTTCACGAACACAGTCATCAAGGCGATCAACTGGGCATTCGGCTGGCTCGGAGTGAAAATTCCGTTGCTCGACATGACCGCCTTCGACACAGAACTGAAAGTGCCAGACTCTCCAACCAACGCAGGCCGTCAGATCTCCGAGATCACAGGACCCACACGAGACATACTCATAGATCTTCTGTCCCCTCTGGCCTCGCTCAACAGCCTCGTGGGAATAGGAAACAGGATAGCGGGGATACTCGACGCCAGGCTCCCTGCTATGGGCGAGCTGGGATTGGTCGGGTCCAGCGGCGACGTCAACATCTACGGCGATATTTCGATACAGCCGCAGACGGCGAATATCGACGAAATAACGCAACTGACTGCGCAGGAGATAGAGAGGAAGATCTCGGAGTCTTTAAACCGTTCGAGAAGGGGGAGTGGAAGATGATAAAGATGATTAACGGCGCGGGAACTACGCTCACACTGCCGTGGACGCTCATGGTCCCCGATTCTTCGTTCCAGAAGAGCGTGCCGGTAGTGGCGCGTTCGGGGGTGGACGGAGGTGTGAGAATAGGATATGAGACCATGCGCCCACGCGAGCTCACGATCAAGGGAGAACTTGGTCACAGCGAGCCGGACGAGTACGAAGGAATCACGATAGACGACAGAAGGGACACTATCGCGTACTGGGACAAGATTATGGCCTTCCTCCTCCACAGTCCCATCAGGATATACCGCAACAGCAACGACGAACGTTTCATATACGGATACCTCCAGAACAGCCAGGACGAGTTGGTGTGGCTCGGCCAGCAAATAAAGATGACACTGAATTTTCTTTGCCCCGATCCTTTCT